TCCCAACTTGCGGCAAATGACTTCTTCTTGAGCGTCATTTGTTCGTGGATAAAGTTATCTGTTTCAGTTTGACGTAACTGTCCAACAATAGTTTCTGGACCCATGTTAAGGGCTCTAATAGCTGACGGATATAGACTGTTAATGTCTAGAGAACCAATCCATTCGTGAATTCCTTCTTTAGGATATGCCACATACGCACCTGCCGCACTGTTGTCAGCATCTTCATCACGCTTTTGTCTATTAGGAACTTGGAATCCTCTACGATGGCATTCATTAATAATAGCCTGCTCAGTTACAGCAACCGCACCCATTGTAGTCTGTAACAATACAGTACATTCGTGTGCCAGTGTGTTAGCAAGGTCAATAAACTTTAGTTTGTCATCTAGTTTGTTTAGCAGTAAGGTATCTTGTCTGTTATAGACAATAAACTTATGGAAGTCATTGTTGTACAGTTGATCCAGTGTACCTTCGTAGACAGTTTTGTTTTCGCCTACTTCCATTTCACCGATGGCGTCTAATCGATATGTGTGACGTTCTTCATAAGTGTATTTGCGATATAGTTCAAGACTGTCTAAGTGTACACGACCGTGGAAGTCATATGTAACAGCCTGCTTCCCATATTTTTCATATTCACGTTTCTTAGGCAACTGTCCCCAAAGGCAGAAACGTTTAGTATCTTCTTTGCTTAATACACGAGTAACACGATTAACAGTATAGGGAACGTCATAGCCTTCACTGTTCCAACCACTGATAATATCAGCATCTTGGATTAGATCCAGGAATGTTTCCAACATGTCACCTTCGTTGTCGAACAAATGTGTATCAGGAATATCAGCAACTAGTTTAACAGCATCTTCCATCTTCATGCCCTTAGGAGGCATTGCTAATGTGATTAACTTCTTCATCCACTTTAGGTAAACAGTGATAGCAGTGATTGGCATGAAAGCATCTTCTGGAGTGCTATAGCCACGTTCTGGATCAAAGTCTACCTCAATGTCGAAGAAGCAGATGTTTAGCTTAGGTGCATCTTGATTTAAATAGTTTTCGGATAGGTGTACAAAGATTGGATTAATATCGCTTTCGTACAGTTCTTTATTTGAAGCAATAGAAACTTCTTTACGGAAGTCTTTAGTGTTCTTGCATACTACCTTAGTAAGAGGTTCACCGTAAATACTTGTGAACTTACCTCGTTGGTCCGGATAGTAAAATGTGTAGCGTACAGGGTGTTCTTTATAGACCCGTTCGCCTTTGTTGTTTCGTTCGACAACTTTAATAGTGTCGTTCTCTCTGTCAAAGAGAGCATCTACATAGCTCATATTTCTCCTTATGTGATTTAGGGCTCACAAATACCAATGTAGTCATTTATGGCTGACTAAACCTTTCTCTTAATTACTTAGCATCCTAATTAGGCCAATGCTATCAATAGTGGTCAACAATATATAGTTAGCCAGCATACCAAAAGATTTCCTAGTCCAACTAGCCCAAGCATACATGGCACAGCCAGCAATCCAAATAGGATAAAGAATAATAAGCGGTGGAGTAGGGACTGTGAGCGCCATAGTAATACTGCAACCAATACTGATAGTCCAAGCAAGCAACTCAACAGCAAAGCGAACTCTATTAGACTTAAAGTCATCTTTAATCCATTGTATAGTTGGTGCAAATATTGTGTCGATCATTTATCCTTGCCTACAGTTACGATCAATGTTTCAAGATCGTCAAAGTCGCTGAATACGTCATTCCAATTACCCTTATGGGCAATGCTGATGGCTTTGTTAATTAGTGAGGGTTTAATTTCTAACTCTTCGGCAACTGCTTTAACAGTTTCTTTGAGTCCTTCTGACAGGCTTTCCATTTCATATTTGATTTGTACGCCTTCGTTGATGAGTCTTTCTAGTTTGGCCTTTTCTTCTGGCCCATAGGTACGTGCGCCCATAACTTCTCCTTAGTATCGCCTTATTATATAGCCTTGTGTTGACTGTGTCAACTATATTTTATCCAATGTTTGGATCAATGCCTCTTGAACGGACGCCACCCTTTTTACGTTGTGCGGCAAGTTCTTCTAGACCATGTCTAATCTGTTCAACGTTCATTGCTAGCTCTGAAAAGTTTTTGGAAATCATTTCCCATTCTAAAGGACTAGCGTGTTCTGCTCTTTTGGCAAGATCCTTTAACTGTCCTGCCGCACGTAGCATACGATATTGTAGCTTGCCTGGATTGGCTCCCTGATGACTATGTACTAAGGGATTCATTGGTTCACTAGGATCAAAGTCAATGGGTGCTTCTGTTAATAGTTCGTTTATTTTCATACGCCGTATTTGTTACGTTTTGGTTTAGCCACTGTGCTTGTTTTATTAGTATCTGGCAGTTCTTCACTGCGTTTGCCAGACCAATTTTGAATAGAGCCTCCGCCTACTGCTAATGATGCGGCCTTGACCATTTCATATTCTTCTTCTGTATATGTACTAATTAAAGGATCTCCACCAATCCAGTTATCTGCTTCCATCTTGGTTGGATAATCAGGAGCACCTGCAAGAGCAATGTTCATTCTCCACCCTAAGTACGCTGAACCTGTACTTTGATTCATTGAAGGAATGGTCATGGCATTTTTCATCGCGGCTTTAAAGGCGGGATCAATTTTCTTCATTCCGCCCTTGCCCTGCTCAACAATAAATTCTTTTGCTCTCATGCTATTATTTATCATATAAATATTTCTATATGATAGTTACTAATAATGCGCTATATCTGCACATGCCTAAGACTGGTGGGAACTGGGTTAGAGAAGTTTTGAAATCAATAACAATTGAGGATTTTGGACATAGGCTACCATCCAATGATTTTCATCGTCCTAACGTATATTTGTTTGTTAGGAACCCATGGCAATGGTATAACAGTCTGTATCATTATTTAATTTATGGGTCGGAAATTTATAATCCAGCAGACAATTTTATCGACCCCCTAATCCGTGCATTTGGCAATACTCCGTCGTTTGCTGAATTTACAGAAACTTTATGCTGTCCTACAGACATGTATAAAAAGAAAGTGTCAATATTATCTAAGTCCTCGGATTTAGTAAGGAATACTTCACAATCACCGTTTTGGGAAATGTGGTTATCTACTAGCGGAAGTTTGTATGATGTAGTTAGCAGTAATTTTATTGCTACCGCAACTAAGATAGGAACTACTGAGAATATTGCCGCTGACCTTCGACAGATGTTAGTAGAGTCGGGTGATTTAAATAGTGAGATTGATCTGTTATTAAATACAGCCCAACATAAAAATGTTGAAAATCGTTTAGTTAGCTATCAAACATTATACACAGATCATTTAAGAATTGTAGTTGCTGACTCTTCAAAACCATTAATTGATCGTTTTAACTATAAATTTTAAACTGATCTAAGTTTAGCTAGTCTAAGTGTTTTAAATACAGTAAACCACATCCAGCCCAAGTCAAACTCAAACCAACGTCTGCTTAGTTTAGGGTTTGCCGGCTCGAGATGATGGTTGTTATGCAGTTCTTCACCGCCTATTATAATACCCCAAGGACTGATATTGCGGCTTTGATCTTTAGTAGTGCCATTGCGATATCCTATCCAATGAGCGACACCGTTAATAACACCAGCGGCCCAGAATGGAATCCATATCATTTGTACACCCCACACTACAATGCCTAACGGCCCAAATAACAATAAGTCTATGACTAACATTAGGAGAATGCCCAGGCGACTGTGTTGGGTGTACACGTTGCGTTCGACCCAATCATCAGGTGTACCTACACCGTACTGTTGGATCATTTCAGCGTCTTTGCTTGCAGAATGATATAATCCTGCACCTTTAAATAGTACTCGCCATATACCATATACATGAGGACTATGCGGATCACCAGACTCATCACTAAATCTGTGATGCTTGCGGTGTATAGCCACCCATTGTTTAGTAACCATGCCAGTTGTTAGCCATAGCCAGAATCTCATAAAGTGTTCTAGCAGGGGATTAAACACAAATCCTCTATGTGCTTGTCCCCTATGTAGGAACAGGGTAACGCAGACAATTGTAATATGTGTTACTATTAGCGTATATAATATAATCATCTAATATTTATCCGTAAAAAAATGCTCACTTCCAGGATTCCCGGTAGCGAATCGGGCCGTCCTGCGCCAGCAGCCTGCGCACACTTGAGTCAGTAACGAGTACTGGTCCTAAGGTAGTGTGTTCTTTAATGTTTCTTTGCTCGCCCTGCTTTCATGTTAGCTAACCAGTGTGCTAGTTGACCTTTACGGCCACCTTGTTTAGCAGTTTTACGTAAACTGCTTACTGATGCTTTAGTGTTAATGCCGTGACGTTTAGCATCACCTTTATCTTCTGGGTGCTTTCCATCAGCAAAATTTTCATCGGTACGTTGATATTCGCTTGCTTTGCCCTCTAAGCTAACATGCCAGGCATAGAACTTGGTCTTTGGATATTCTTTCTTAAGTTCTACAAATGATTCTAAGTTAGGAACAGCATCATCATACATTATGGCTTTAGTATAAATGTCCTTGTCTAACAAGTTACGTATAATAATTTTTTTCTTTTCTTCTGTTTGAATCTTGCCAGTCATATTGCCTGCACGATAAACATGAACTTTTGCCATGTCTACACCATACTTGCGGAATGTATCTAAGAATAGCTCTTTATCATCAAAGTCAGCACGAGCAGTTACCATTACTACTTTGTTACCAGTAGCGATGTCTTGCTTGAGTTGATTCATCATTGGAATGATCGGTTTACTTTTGTGGAAAAAGTCATGTGCGTTACGAAAGTTCTCAAAATCAAACTGTTCTCCCGGTTGTAGTTTATAGTGTGTAAACTCATGACTGTTAAGTTCTTTAGTTACCTGTCCGTCTTTGACCACGTGGACTTTAGTTTGTGTATGAACCAGCGTGTCATCTATATCAAAGATAACTAGTTTTTTTGGCTGGAACTCTTTTGCTCGCATTAACAGTTCCAACGACGACGTGCCGCACAGATTGCTTTATCTGGAGTCTTTGAACAATCTATATGATGCATACGTTTTTGACCAGCTGATCTAGAACAATAGCTTGATCGACGTTTGGCACTTTTGCTACCTCTTTTTAGTTTACTAGGTTTAGTCGTTACAGCAGTTTTTAATTTACTACCTGGGTTTTCTCTGCGATAGGCATTAACAGCCTTTTGACTCATACCTGAAGTCTTATCATGTTTGTTGACTTTTTGCCAATCTTCATTAACTGGTTGTGTAACAGCAAACACATATAGCTCATCGTCTGTGAGTGTTTCTAAATCTTCCCAGACAGCATCTTCGTTAACACCATTGCGTAAAGCTAGGTCGGATATAATTGATTCAATAAGATCGAACTCTTCTTCTAGCTCTGTGCTTTCATTCTTTACACAGTTACGTACTGAACCGTTCTTACCTTGTTTTGTACCTGCGGCATGATATCCAGACCAACATTTAGTAAAGCCGTTGCTGTCTTTAGCACCTTTCTTAATTTCCATAACATTGCCATGGGATTCACACATATTGCAATCAGGGAAGACCATTTCCATTTCAACACTTTCGTTGTGTTTCTTCTTGCCGGCACAGTGTGCCTTTTGACTAAAGCCTTTAGGGTGTGAGCAGTTAATACTCTTTTTGTATTTTTGACTCCACGATTCAGTTATAAATTCATTTGCTCTCATAATCATTTTCTATAATAGGATACGCTACTCCGACCATGCCCCAACCAAAGCGAGCAAGTCCTTCAATCATATTGTCAAACAGGGCTGTAAGGATTGCGGAAACGGTCATAGCCATCATCTTCTGGGTATACTGGATATTGATCTGGGTTCATTTTAGTGTAGAACGTAAAAACCAACTGTGCTTGCGATGTGCATCTTGACGCTCTGCAAGAAAATTACTTAGCCCGTATTCTCCGGCCGCATCAGCCATCTTGTAAACCATTGCCATCATCTGTGCTAATTTATCGCTGTCTGCTAATAGTTCAGCAGTCATGGCTCTAGCATCTGGAACAGCATTTTCATCTTCAACTACAGTTAGCATACTAAACTTAGCTAGACTTGCCGGAGTATAACCTCCGCTCTTACGAATATTTTCTGCGAATGCATCTATGCTTCCGTATACTTCGTCATATATTGTTTCAAACAACAAGTGAAATTCGTAGAAGTCTGCACCCTCTGTATTCCAATGAAAGTTTTGTGCCTTTAGTGCAAATGCATATTCGCTAGCAAATGCTATTTTTAATGCGTTGATTAACTGTTCCATATTATCCACATATTTGTATTACTGCATAGATGCCTGTTACTAACATGGCCTTAAGAGCCATATCGTCTGCTTCAGCATCTAATCTATCTGTTCTAACTAGGTCCTCTAATAATTCTTTTGCTTCGCTTGGATTAATCTGTCCAGCTTGTAGTGCTTGACCAATCTGATATGCTGTGTTAGCACGTTCAGCGGCCCAACCTTTACCTGAGTTAATACATTGAATAAGTTCGTTCATTAGAATCTCCCTAGTACTGCACTAGCCGCACGTTCAGCTTGTGTAGACATTAACTTTTTCTTAATCTCGCAATATGCATCACTGCCTTGCTTTTCGCTTGTACTGCGCTTGTAAAAATCATCTACAGTCTCTTGCATTGGCTTGATTAAACGTAATACATCGTTTTGTCTAGAACCTTTGCTAGTACTATATAGTTCAAACCATTGTAGGTTATCTTTAATCTGTTTAACTTGCGGTGCGTGTGGTTGTTTGCAATCTAACTGTGCTACACTTTGACGCACATCAATAATTTTAGCTGACTGATTAGGATCCTGAAAACTAGGAATCATATCTTTAACACTTGCACAGCCAGTTAAAGCAACTGCTAATACTAATGCTAATAGTCTCATTATTCTAGACCTTTCTTAGCTTCTGCTAAGTTTACATAATCTTTAAAACTTAGGCCTTCGCTATATTTGTCATGCTTGTCACGGATTTTATCTAACTGTTCTTCGCTAGCACCTTCACGACCTGCTTTAGCAAGCTCTTTCATTCCGTCCTTGCCATACTTTTCGTTGCCTTTAGCCGCACGACTCATTGTTTTTTCTTTAGCTTCTTCCATGGCTTTCTTAAAACCCTTGCCTGGTACCCATCCTGCAATAGGTTTACACTTGCAACTATCACCTGGACACTTGCAACTTGTCATACCGCATTGCATACAACGATTTTCTGTACCTTCTTCAATGCTTTCGTTTTTAGGAGCCCACCACTTGCCAACACCAAATGCTTTGTCAGCTAGATCTTTTTGCATATTAAATGATCGACCACTTGTATTATACTTGGTCTTTGCCCATTTACCGCTCTTGGTTTTCTTAACGCCCAAGCTGGCCGCCTCTTGTTCTTGTCCAGGTTGCACATTATAAAAGAACATGCCGGTCATTTTAGGTTTGTCTTGTGGTGCTTGATACGGCTCTTTACCCCAACCTTCGTCGTTGGCTCCGCCGTCTTGTTGATAGGCTAATGAATCCTTCTTGCCCATGCCGCTTACACTTGATGCATAATCTCTATCGTATGCAGATGAGCTACCTGGACGACGATATGAACCTGCTTCATCAACTTGTTCTTCTGCGCTTTCTCCCATGCTGTCATTAAACATGTCTGGTTGTAGAATGCCTTTACCGACGTTGTGGTAAGCAGTCATGAAAGCATTAAACTTTTCCATCATGTCACGTAGACTAGCTTCGTCTGCGTTGATTTTAATCTTGTTGACCTGTGCCATTACTTCGTCTTGAATAGTATCCGCAGCCAATAAAAATGCATTAGCATCACCGCCTACTGAACCTTCTTCAAAACTTGTAATAACAGATTCTTGTGCAGGTGTGTAAGGATTCGTACTTTCTCGAACAATAGATACAAACTTCTTCATATCATTAGCACCTTGAACAGGCTTCTTTGTAGTTGCCCCGTCAAAGGCTTGTAATATTTTCTTCATATCCATTTTTGTCTATTCCTTATTTGGCAGCGTTCTTCCACATAGCGGCAGCGGCAATACGTTTGCCTTTCTCACCACCACCTGCTGACTTGGCTACTTTGTCAAAACTCTTGCCTGGCTTGCCAACGTCACCGCCAGCTTTAGCTTTTTTAACTAATGCTGACTTAGCACCTTTACTCATGCCTGCACTTGGTTTTGCCGCTTCGTATGCCATTGTACTACCACATTCTTTTAGACCGTGTACTGGACACTTCTCGCCCTTTTCAGTGTGATTACATTTAGCATCAGCTTCTTTTAAACGTCCGTCTCTTTCAGCTGACTTTAACATTGCCGCACGATCTGCATAGCTACCGCGCTTGACATCTTTAGCGGCTTTCTTCTCACCTGGAGTAGGATTCTTAACGTGCTTTAATGGATCAAACTTTTCTTCTTTGACTTTCTTATCAGCTTCAGCACCTTTGCCGCTGTAGTTCTTACCAGCAGTATGTTTGATACCTGTTGCTGTCTTTTCAATAGTACCACCAGTGCTAGACTTTTTCTTTTCGCCTGGCTTCATGCCTGCTGTACCCTGTGCATTTTTCTTTGCATCATCGACAGTTGGGAAACCTTCTTTGAATGGCTTGCCTGCTTTTGCCGCAGCCTTGGCACGTGATCCCCAAACTTCATCTTTGTTTGTTTCAACTTTGCCATCGCCATCATAATCTTTCTTGGCTTTCTTAACGGCACTTTCTAATAGTGCCTGTAGTTTTTGTTCGTAGTTCATAGATTCTTCCATATCAGTTTTTTCGTCATCGGCTTCTTCTGCGGCACGAGCGGCAGTTTCCATATCTCCAGTAATGTCATCAACACTTGACGCAACAGCGCCTTGTCCAAACTTTACTTGATATTCCATATAGTGGTAGATACTGTCTAAGTAATCTGCCGCTTTAGTAATCTTTGCTTGTACCCAACCTTCTAACTGTTGGTTATTCTGAATCATTTGAAACAGTTTCATAGAGTGCTTGGCAGCTCTATATAGGTCAGCACGGGCCATTCCGCCTTCGTCATCTGGTCCTTGCATTTGTACTTGTGGTTGCATGAGGTAACTCCGTTATCTTTATATATTTAGCGTTTTAAGCTGCCACCGGTGAGTAAGTTAGTGCCCTTAACATCCAGCGCATTTTTTGTTGTACCGTCTTTATTCTTATTAGTTTTACCTGTTTTGTTAGGGTATACTGGACCAACTCCTACGTTAGCCGCACTAGTTGCACCTGCACTAGCAGATTCAGCCATTTCATAGTCTTTATTCTTGTGTTTAGCATCACCTTGCTTTGCGGCTTTCTTTTTGTCTTTGTGTGCGCCAGCGCCTGTATTAATAGCATTTTTAGCTACAAAGTTACGAGGCTTAGGTGCTTCGGCTTTTTTAGTTTTTGCTTCTAATAGTTCACGTATTTTCATGATGGTTCCTTAGTAGTTTGCGGCGACTCCGCTTTTTTAGGTTTAATAGGTTCAATAAACTTCTTAGGTTTTTTGTTATATTTTTTGGCACGAATGCCTTTTTTATGTTCAAACAGTTCGCGTAATCTCATACAGGTGGCTCCCCTGTGAGATAAGGCAGACTAAACCATAGCTTAAACCATTCTTGAGTTCCTGGCTGTATGTTATGCTTCTTCATTAGCTCGCCCTTACTGTTGCCGGTAACACTAATGTTACTGCCTTGATTAGCACGATACTCATGTAGTCTAGCTTCGGCACCTAGTCCGCCCATGCCTGATAATATTTTTAGTTCGTGTACAGGATCATCAGGCGCAAGATAACAATCATCAGGGCTATCCTGATTTAAGTCTTGACTTGTTATCTTATATTGTTTCATTTTACTAGTCTAAATGCTTTGAGATTTTTACGGGGCGTACCTTTGTTTACATCCACAGTTGAATTCTGTTTAGTAATAATACCTACACCTGCCGCATCCTCACCTTTCATATTACGTTTTAGTTTCCATTGCTGGATTGAATTCCATTCACGATCTGTAAGTTCGATACCTCTACGATGTTTATCTAATAAAAGTTTGATCCATGCTTCGTCGTCTTTTTTGTTACTAACTACTATTGAATCTTTAGCAGGATTCCATTTCTTTTTAGGAGGCTCGCTTTTTAAAAAACTCATAATACCTTCTGTCGTACCTTTGTTTATTTTATTCAATAGTTCTTGCGCCTTTTCTACGCTAATCATGTATCTACCAAATCGATCTGGGTCCGCCGCCTTTTGTAGATATTCTTTACTAAAACCATTCGATCCGCTCGGTAAATCAATTCTAGCAGGAGCTGTAGCTTGTTTCTTACCGTTTGCTCTATCCTGTAATTCTTGTTTAGCATCATCAATGCTAACCATTGGACGAGGATGTTCTCCTTTGACCACTTGTTGTAGATATTGTGTGTTAAAATGACTCAAGTCTGCTGCCTGAGAGTGTCCTGCACCTAGAGCGCCCAAAGCCATTGCTCCACCTATTGCCAAATCCTTCCAGCCTTCATCTATGCCTTCCACAGGAGCCGCAACTTTTTTCTTTGCAGTTTTCTTTACAGGTGCATTAGAGTATGGTAGCAGGTATTCTGCTACTAGATCAAAGAACGGTTTACCAGCAACAGGCGTATCAGCATCTACACCTGCGGCAGTGGCAAAGGCTTCACGATCACCTTTAGAAACTGCATCACGTAGGGCAGTAGCTGAACTTAAACGTGGTGTTGGTTTTTGTTTAATAGTTTTAAAATTATAGAAACCGTGGGCACCTTCTTTACCATTGTACTGTACAATAGTTTTAGTAACCCAATCTTCATCAGTTAGGCATAGTAGTGTAACATCACCGTGCTTTTCGTATACTAGACTAGCTAGTGTTAGCCAACTTGTTTCTGCAATAATATGTCCTTCAACTTCTGGCCATATGGCAGTCATTGCTTCTACTTTAATACCATATGGTAATGGATCCTTTGGACCTACTGTGCTTTCGTTTGTGCCTACATACCAAACGGGACTCTTAGCGGCAAGTTCCCATGCGGCTCTATGTCCCTTGTGCGGGGGATTAAAGCGACCAAATATAATGGCAACTTCTTGTCCTAGTCCTTCAAATAGCTGTCTTAGTTTCATAATAAGTCCTTAGGTCGGCGTCCAACGCTTGCGAGGTACAAGTTTAACGTGACCTAGCTGTTTATTTTGATCTGCATATCGAACACGACCTTCGCCATTTGTGTCCCATATCTCACCCTGTTCGCCTTCAATTTGATCAATGATGTCGTCTTTCATTGCCTGTATTCTTTTTACCAATGTAAAGATAGTTGCCAGTGCAGTAGGATTTGCCGCAACTAGATCATTAATCTTTTGTTGTTTTCCTGGACTAGTCTTTGATACAGCTAACCAATCTGTAAAATGTTTTGGGCTTAGACTGTCTAACTGTTTTGCTTTGGCAGTTTGATTTACATAAGTGTAGATAATATTTTTTAGGTCGCTTAGTCCCGGAAGCCCTTGTAGGAATCCATCCATTTGACCACCGTGCGCCTGTGCAAACTGCTCAATGGCATCGACTGCTGTAGTATCAATTTTAACAGGCTTGCTGTTGTATATTGGGCCAAGAACAATTAACTGTGGATTACTATTGAACTGACTGAAGTCACTGATAGGCTTTTGACTAGCATCTGGCATACCAAACTCTGGAAAGAACGCATGTCCCACTACCATTACTTGTGCATTAGCAATACGCTTACCCAATCCGCTATTGGATCTTACATGATAACACGTTTGACTTTTATTATTGGGACAAAAGTTATATACGCCTTCTTTATCTGCTGGAGGTTGTTGTAAGAACAAACCATCTGCATACACAAAGCCTACAAAGTCTCGTGGAGTAGCTTTGTCAAACAGGGGATACAGACTAGCAAACTCGCTGGCAAATTTATCTCTTGCTTCTTTCTCTTCAGGAGTCTTAGGACTTCCTGACTTGTTGGCAATAAAATCTTGTACTGCTTCTGGACTATCTGTTACAGCACCTTTGCTCCAACCATTATGTCCTGCAAGTATTAAAGGACCGTTGGCTTCTGCACGACCCCAATATATTTGTGGATTGCCGTCCCACTTCATGCGAATACTATTGGCTCCTTCTTGACTAGCAAAGTCTTTAATATGACTTAGTGCTTCAAGTGTGCCTTTAGTACCATGAAAGAAAACTAGATCTTCTAGGTGGTTAAATGCGCGACCTAACTGTTTAGGTGCTTCTGCTTCTTTAAACAGTTGTCTTAATCTCATAGCTGTACCTTATCCAACATATGACGGAACCATTCGTTAGTTCCAATGCGATAACTTTCTTGACGGACTGGCACTTCTTTCCAGTTGGCATCTTCTTTAGCTCTTGCTAACAATGCATCTGCTTCTTGCTTTGGCAAAGCCGCAAGTATACTTTCTACACTACCTAAATCTTTAGCACTACCATTTGGTCCAAATAGGTGTTTAGCAACATCATCTAAATTGTCGGCAACTAGGTCGCCTTTCTTACCTTCTGGTGTACGACTAAACAATCCTTGCCATGCAGACCACATGTAGTTTTTCTGTTTGGCTAGTATAGCCATCATCAGTTGTTTGTTAACACCCTTGTACGGACTGTTATCAGGAATAGCATGTGTGTGAAACTTAGATACTTTCTCAGCATTAGCTGATACCATAACATCTACTTGATGAAACTCTCCACCGACTGGAACATTTACGTGTACATTAATACCGCTTTGTGCAGTTTCTAATCCTTTACTGCTGATATAATCGTTTAGTGCCTTACGGCCTGCCTTAGCATCTTTGGCTTTGAAGTAGTTTAGTACTGCCTGTTCGTCAACAATAACGTCCATGTCTCCGCTAGTTTTACCTGGCTTGGGAGTTGCCGCAGAACCAACGGGGATAGCAGTGATACCTGTACCAGCTAGTGCTCCGTTGACAGTTTTAAGTATTGCAGGAACATCTTTGTGGTCAAATGGAGTTGCGTTGGCAAATACATTTCCGCCTTCTAATAAAATCATTTGTCATCTCCATCATAGTCACCCTGTTCAATGCGATCTTTCTCTTGCCCAAAAATCTTACGGGCTAGTTCGTCGCGGTCAACATCAGTAAACACTGACTTTTCATTATCGGGAATATTAAACTTTTTACAGTAAGCTTCTGCGGCTCTATCTACACAGGGACGAAAAACTCCGTCGTGACAACGATTACCTGCTTTGATGTGTGCTTTGACCTTACTGATCATAGGAAAAAACACCTTGCGGTAAAAATTAGGATCGTTATGCATGAAGAAGTGTAGATCGTCGTGTAGGTCTACTTCTTCAAGATTGATCGCTGAGTTTGTAACTTCATCCATTCTCATAGCACAAATACCTTATTATAGAGTATTTATGCTATTTTGAAGTTAGGTTAAATTTCCGTTGTAGTGACTAGCTGTTCTACTTTGCGTATTTTATCAGCTAAAAAGATGTGGCAAAGGCTTAAAGTCTTCTCATCTGCTACATAAAAGTGCCCGCCAAAGCGGTATCTGTTGTTAGTAGTCTTGATTTTAGGTAGTTTAATAGCCCATTCTTTAAAGTTATCAGCAGACTCCCACAATGCATTAATAGTTACTTTATACTTGTGGGTATATTCCCCGCGAATAATAGACTTGGGATTCAATAACAAATACTCTCGAATCTCGTCAGTTTCTGGCTCTGCAATTTCTTCTACATCAATATCGTTAATATTAGTGATTTTTGAAATAAAATCTTGATCATTGCAGTACAATCCTAACGTACTATTTTCAACTCTAAGTGTAAAATCACTTAATGACTCTAGTTGATCTAATAGCATCAGACCAATAAAGACATCTGCTGATGTAGCCTGTTGCCTAGTACGCCAGCCGTTGGTTATATTAGTCGATGCTACTCTTGCATTACTAAAGCGTTCAGATAATGCTTCGATCTGTTGTCTAGTGACTGGTAGATTTTTACCTCTAAACAGTGTAGACAACGGGGTACGAACTGCTACCTTATAGATGTACTTGTTAAAGAACAGTTTGGTAGTTTTCTTCTGATACATGTTGTTTAACTTTTAATATAATACCAGAGTCATTAACGTCAATTTCAACAGCACCACCGTCTTTTAGATTACCAAACAACATCTCACGTGACAATGGACGCTTAACGTCTTTGTCAATAACACGTTGTAAAGGTCTAGCACCCATTTTGCTATCAAAGCCTTTTTCTACCAAGTAGTCAATAGCTTCGTTGCTAATAGTAACAGTAATGCCCTTATCGTTGACCTGTGCTTTAAGTTCTACTAGGAACTTGCCAACAATCTTGATCATTGTTTCTTTGCTTAACTTACTGAATGTAATAATACCATCTAAACGATTACGGAACTCTGGAGCAAAGAACTTCTTAAGTTCTTTATCTTCGTAATCATTCTCTTGACTACCAAAACCGATAATGTTGCGATCAGCATCAGCCGCACCTAAGTTAGTAGTCATGATAAGCACTACGTTACGGCAGTCGGCTTCTTTACCATTTGATCCTGTAACTTTACCATTGTCCATTAACTGTAACAAGATAGTTGACACATCTGGGTGTGACTTTTCAATCTCATCAAGTAATAGAACACAATGTGGTTGTTCTTGTAGCTTGGTAATCAATTGACCTGCATTTTCTTCAAAGCCAACATAGCCAGGAGGACTACCAATCAACTTGCTTACTGAATGTTTCTCTTGATACTCACTCATATCAAAGCGGATCATCGGCACACCTAGCTGTCTAGCTAACTGTTTTGCGGCTTCAGTCTTACCAACACCAGTTGGTCCCATAAACACAAATGATCCAATAGGTTTGTTTTCTGCTTTTAGGCCCGCCTGTGCAACAAGGATCTTGTCAACAACTTCAGTAATAGCTTCGTCTTGACCATATACTTCGCCTTTAAGATTCTTTTCAAGGCTAGCAAGATTTTCGCTTTCTTTTTCCTTAACAGTTTCTTCAGGAAGGTTGGCCATCTTAGCAAGCTCAAACTGAATTTCAGCTACGTCAACATTTCTGTTGTCGACTTGTTTAATGTTAAAGCGTGAGCAAGCAACATCAATCAAGTCAATAGCTTTATCAGGTAACTTACGATCAGTTAGATACTTAACACTTAACTTAACTGCGGTCTCAACTGCGGCATCGGTAATAGTAGCATTGTGGTGCTTTTCATAGTACTTCTTAATACCTTTGAGAATCTCAATAGCCATTTCTGGAGTAGGCTCGTCAATAGTAATGCGTTGGAATCGACGCATCAATGCACGATCCTTTTCAAAGTACTTGCGATATTCTTCCCAAGTAGTTGATGCTACAACTTTAATGTTGCCTTTGCTTAGTGCAGGCTTCATCATGTTAGCAAGGTCATTGCTACTATTACTACCGCCAGCACCGGCACCACTGATCATGTGTGCTTCGTCAATGAACAAAACAGTTTTACCTTTAGTACCCAATGCTTTGAGAACTAGTTTAAAACGTTCTTCAAAGTCACCGCGATACTTGCTACCAGCAAGCATAGCACTGATGTCTAAGTTATAGACTGTATATTCTTTTAAGAATTCTGGAACTTGACCGTGAATAATATTAAATGCCAGTCCTTCGGCAATGGCAGTCTTACCAACACCAGGATCACCAACTAGCAATACATTGTTTTTAGTACGACGACCTAAGCCAAGAGCAATCTGTTCAAGCTCTTCAACTCGACCGATAACTGGATCAATTTTAGCTTTCTTAACTTGATCGTTAAGATTGGTTGTAAATGCTCGCAGAGCTTTTTCGCTTTGTGCATCTACTACTGTATCTTCTTCCTCTTCGTTGAGTTCGTTGTTGACAAAGTCAGCAAACTTATCGCGCTCAATACCGCCTTTATTAATATAGTAGACTGCATAGCTACGCTTCTCACTAAGGATGCTTAAGAATACATCAACTAGCTCTATGCTTTGACGGCCGCTAAACAGGACCTGTGTAAATGCACGATTAAGTACACGCTCAACTGTCTGCGTTTTCTTGGGTTTAAATCCCTTTGAAGCATTTTCAATTTTAATCTCGTCAAGATTATTTTTCAAATAGTGTTCTAAATTGGTTTTGATATATGATGTATCAGCACCAAAGTTTGTCAATAGCTCAAAGAACTTTTCTTCGCATAGCATAGCATAGACTAAATGTTCTAGTGTTACATATTCATGCGAAAGTTTTTTACAGTCTTCAACTGCTTTTTCAAATACTTGTTGTAATTGATCACTTGGTTCTACCATTACGTTTCCTTGGGTTATGATGAGTTAATTATACACGAATTAAAATACTTGTCAACCGTACTTGGCTTTTAATTGCCTCAATGTTTCGGTATCTTCATAGTCTATTGATTTTGGGACAACAACATCAATTTTAACATATAAATTACCACGTCGATGTTCGTGCATACCAATAGGCAATCCATATTGATGGCATGACATAGTAGTACCTGGATTGATACCTACTGGTATAGTAATATCTAATGTTGAATCTTCTATAGTTTGAATCTTAATTGATGTTCCTAGCATTGTATCAAATACAGATATTGGAGCAGTAGTGTAAAGGTCTGCTCCCCTGCGTTCAAATTGTGGATGCGGTATTTCTTGAATAACAGCAATTAGGTCTCCACGCTGTAATTGCGGATGAGTATCATCTCCCATTTCGTGGAATCTAATACTATCTCCCATTGCAACACCGCGAGGGATTTTAAGTTGAAGTGCTTGTTCTCTACCGGAAGGCAATCGAATACTGCCAATAACATCCTTACCATGTAAAATATCTTTAAGAGTCATTTGCACAGTAATGTTAATAGATTTATTTTTACGCATCATTCTCTGTTGCTGGAATCCTCCAAACGGTCCCCCAAACATACCTCCAAAAATATCATTCATATTTCCGGTATTAAAGTGGAATCCACCAGGCCCGCCAAATTGTGGTTGTGGGTTGTCGTACTCTGCACGTTTTTGATCGTCACTGAGTGTTGCGTATGCTTCTTGCAGTTGTTGAAACTGTTGTGTATCACCACCTCTATCTGGATGATGTACGGCGGCTAGTTTTCTATAGGCTTTTTTAATGTCCTCGGGGCTAGCACCTCTAGGAACGCCTAATACATTATAATAGTCCATATTTTATTTTATTGGTGAAAAAAGGCATAGTAGTCATTATACTATACCTTTTTACTTATGTCAAGAGAAATATTATTTCTTGCCGTCTGGAACTTTTTCACCTTCCACTTTCTTGTGAACTTTGATTTTTTTACACTCTTGTACAGGTTTACCATCCTTGCCGTTTACTACTTTTCCGGCTTTGTCTTTCTTATCTGTACAGACTTCTTTCATTTCTCCGCCTGCAAATGCTGTACTAGCCACGCATAATGCTAATAATGCTAATAATTTTTTCATTTTATTTTCCTTGTGTTTTTGAAGCAAACTTTTCGCTTGCTGTAAATCCTAACCCTGCGATAGCTATGTACATCATAGCATCAAATAAATGTGGATCTGCTTTGTATACAGTGAACAAGTCCACTATAAAAGCAATGCCGCACATGATGAACGCCAATAGAGTAACTACTCGTTTGCTACTAACGCTTCCGTTGTCGCCGTCTGATAACATACTCGATAGCCAGTTCATAATTATTTCCAAAAGAACAGTATTGATTTTAAGCCATCAATATATTTTTGTAAATATTTGGCCTGGATATCTTTTGCATATTGTGGTTGAGGAAAGTTCCAACCAATGAATGCTCCGATTAAAATATAAAATAATGTTTCTAACATGTCTCGCTCCTATTATAGTTCTGGTTGTGGTAAGTCTGGAACAATAGCTTTACCACTTGCTGTTGTTGCTATTGGGGTTGTTCCCCAACTTGCTGGTGCCGCAAAACTTGTGCCTGTTGTGGGTGCTGTAAATTGATTTGTGTTGCCGCCAAATGTACTTGCACTATTTCCGCCTAGCGGTGCGCTACCAAATCCACCGCTCATTGGCGTACTTGGGGTAGGTGCAATTGGTGTCGGCGGCTTAGACCAACCTGCATTTGCCGCGGTCAATGCCTGCTTCTGTGCTTCTTTATCGCCTGGACTTGCTAACATGATACCACTTAGTGTACCTGTTAAGAATGTAGCAATAGGAATAATTAACTCAAAGAACTTTTGGTCAATTGGACTGATAGCGTTTAACGGTTGCGTTACAAATATCAATGAGTACAACACAACAAATACAATACCAAACAATGTCAATGATAGACAAATGCCGATAAAGAATTTTAGTCGAGCCATTAACTGCTCTTCAGTATATATTAAAGGTACATTATTATTTTCCACAGTTTGCTCCTTGTGTAGTAGGTCCAAAACTCGCTTGCGGAGCTGGAGTAGTAGTTGCTTGAGTTTGTCCATCTTTTGGGGGTCCTAATCTTGGGTCGCGTTGCCCTTTAAAAATATGTTCCGGGCATGTTCTATTTACATCACAAACCGGCATTTTACAAAAATCCTTATCCCAGTTGTTTGGGTCTTGGCAAGGGTAGCGATATCTGTCACCGCTAAAAACTGCCAGACACAAGGGCAGTAGTAATAGTAGTGCTAACCATTTTACTAACTTCTTATCTTCCATCATTCGCTCCTTAATGTACTAACTTTATTTAAGCGTTTTCCAAAGTTTTTGCTGACTGTTGTACCAAGTAATCCAGTCCTCTACTTTAGATTTACACCCATAATACTCGCTGTAGTTATCTGCAACAACATCTAACACTGCGGTTAGTTTATTGTTTGTGGGATCTACTGTTTTTAAATCTGGACATGCTTCTAATAATTCTTTAGGCACATCAGGCCAAGTTGGTACCACTGGCACAGTTGCTAGACATCCTGTTAATAAAATCACTGGAAGTAGCAATACTAGTCTTTTCATTTTGCCTTCTCCGGATTAGTTGCTGCCTTGTTATGTAGTTCGTTTACCTTGGGATCAAGTTCGCACTTACCATCGATAAGTTTTTCAACTTCTTTAATTTCAGTTTTTACAGTATTGTAATATTCAACTTTTACCTGTTGCTTTTTCTTACGCTCGGCCTCTAACTGCTTATTAATCTCTTTACTTTGTTCTTCAACAGCAGCCACTTTGGCTTCTGCTTCTTTTACTTTCTCACGCCATGACATCTCAACACCATAGCCGCCCTTAAGATAAATGCCACCTACTAGTAACACAGCACTGACTATTTGTAAAACAAGATAGTAAGGAGAAATAGCAGGGAACCAACGAAGGATTCTATTCAATGCAAAGAAAGTGAGGAATGAGCCAACAGCACCTACTAGTAATACTGTGTTTATAACATATAGTAAAACACTATCAGGTACGAAGCTCATCATCCACATATTAATGTCCTAGAACGTGACAAGCATGATTATAATGCTTGATACGATCTTCTAATCCAATTGTACCGCCGTT